AAATTTATTCCTATATTAATATAAAAAGCATCTTTAATATTAATAGCATCAGTTACCATTCTATATTCATTTAAATAAGTAACTAAATTTTCTTTTAATGTTGTAGATGCTGTTATTAATTTTTTATCATTATTATAAGATAAAATATATAAATCTAAAGCTAAAGGATTATTAGAAGGATTATAAGATATAGTTTGTTGTATATTATTAAAATCTTGAGATATGTATGCCTTAGAGACAGTACCATAATCTGAAGGCATTGATAGGGTTCTTATTATATAATCATTTTTAGTAACAGCTCTTAATTGACTTGAATAAGAATATAAAGCATTTTGTCTAATTTCTTCTACAGTATCACCATTTCTACCTCCTACAGAAGGAGAAGGATTAGTTGATACTATACTATCTAATACAGTAGTTGCTAAAGGTCCTCCAGGATTACCATTCTTAAAATAAACACTACTAATATCCATAATAGTTAAATCACTACTAGGTATGTTAGATGTAATTCCTCCTCCTACTAAATATTTTACGTGTAAAGATCCAGATGGAACTAAACCATATTCTTGAGTAAACATTACCGAAGCTTCATTATAATTATTAGTTAATAACGAAATACCCGGAACTAGTCCTAATTGAATATTATCTGGGGTTGGGATAATTTGTGAATCTGTTTTATTCTGAGATAGACCTGCTCCAAATTCTAGTTGTAGTGTATTATCAGAAAGTATTCTAGAAACAAAACGTCTAGGTACTTTTTGTAGTTCAAGTAGATAAGGAACCTGATCAAGAGAGGATGAAGGATTACTAATTTTTTGAAATATAGTTGATTGAGCTAAATAAGGTACTTCATACCAACTATTACCATCACTTCCTGTAATAGATAATATTTGCAATATATTAGTATCTGTAATATTATAAGTTGCAAATTTTTGATTAGCAGATATAGAAATTGTAGTTTCTTTTAATTCAGCTGATATTGCTGGGGTTGATTTTTTAAAAAGAAAATAATCAGAATCAATATATGTTATTTCAGTATTTGATGTATCTGTAAAATCTACTTGTTGTGTAGTTAAAAATTTAGTACCTGTAGAAGTAGATGTTACAACTGTATTAGCAGGAATTATTAGTCCATAAGTATCATGATTTGAAGAAGTTATACTTCCACTTATAACAGAAGGTACTAATTGGTATATATCAACAGTAGTACTAGAGGCATAAGATGCTTTAGGACGATATCCCATTACATATGCTTGAGCATATAAATTTTCCTTCTCTTTAGCATATAAAAGAAAATTTTCTTGTGTTTGAGTATCAATATAAAATGACATTACATCACCAACATATGATGCCATTTCAATAAATAAATTACCTGGAGTGGCTTCTGAAAAATCATTGTACGTTGTAGGAAAATAAGTTTTAGCATATTGCTGCAAAGTAGTTTTAAAATCTGTAAATCCCTTATTTAAATACGATATATTTTTATCTTCGTTAGCCATTATTATTGAAATTGTACGGTTACTTGATCAGGAGTTTCTGAGGTGTTTAAATAGTAGTTTATATTTAACTCTATTAAATTGTTATCTGTATCAGGAATAAATTGTATATCTGTTACAGTTATTTCTGGTACAAATATAAAAATACTTTCATTTAAATTTTGTCTTAGGTCATTTATATTAAAATCTGTTATACCCTCAAATATAAATCTTTTTAAATTACATCCAAAAGTAGGATTCATTACTCTCTCACCTACATTAGTAAGTAATAAATTAATTAAATTAGATTTAATTTGATCTTTAGTTGTATAAGTACTTTTAAATACCCCAGGGCCATTAAAAGGTAAAGCTACCCCAATAGCAATATTCTTTTGCAAATCTAACGGATTTACTCGTATTGTTTGAGGTATCGGCATATTATCCTAAATTTCTTAGTCCTGATAGATCTTGAGCAGTCATATTAGCTGCTGAGTCTGCTAAAAAAGCAGCAAAAGGATTTATTCTTTCTCCTGTATTTTCATCAATAGCATTTACTATTTCTAATTTAGGGGTAGGTTGTTTAAATCCAAAAGCTTCTCCCATTTTGCTACGTAAAGCTGCTTTAGCTTCAATAGTACCTGTTGGTATATCACTACTAGTAAAACTAAACGTTTTATTTTCGTTTAATTCTTGTTTTTTCTGTTCTAATAAAAGAACACCGATTTCTTCGCGAACTGCTTCGCGAACTGCTTCTTTAATCAAATTTTTAAATACCTTAGCATTCATAATTATAAATATTTAACCTTGTAATTTTTGTTTATCAATAACTAATTTTAATTGATCTACTAGATCGTTAGGATCTAATGTAAATGAATATTCACTTTTTAATACTTCAACTCCTTGCCTATTAATAGCTACAGCGTAGCGACGTTTAATAGTACCTCTAACTGTAAATCTAGGGTCTTGTTCTTCTTTAATTTGGAATCTAAATCCTTTATATAATCCTGCTTGATCTTGTAATGAAGGAATTTGCGGATTGGGGATTTGAGTTTGTTCTTGAGGCAAATTATCATCCAATGTTTCTAAGGAAAGTGATTCTAATTGTTCTAATGTTAGTTCATCTAATCCTGCTATAGAAAGTTGGTCTAAGTCAATAGGAAATATAAACTGTCCATCTGTATCTAATCCACCACTAATACCACTATCTAATATAGTTCCTCTATTATTTAATCCTTCTCCAATATCTGTAATTGGTGTTCCACCTCCTATAGTACTTGGTATATTACTTGTAGGTCTTACATTTACATCTCCTACATTACTTGATATAATACTTGTAGGACCTATATTTGCACCTCCTGTTCCTGTTCCTCCCGTAGTTGTTACTCCTATTCCGGTTCCATTAGTAGAACCTACACTACCTGTAACTACTTGTCCTGATATGTTATTAGCATTTATAATAGGTATATTTGAAGTTCCTGTCCCTCCTATTCCAACTCCTGTTCCTGTTCCCCCAACTCCGGTTCCTGCTGCTCCAGTCCCTACCCCTGCTATTCCTGTTCCTGCTCCTCCAACTCCTGTCCCTGCTGTTCCGATTCCTGTTACTCCTGCTGTTCCTACTCCTATACTTCCAGTCCCTGCTCCTCCAATTCCAACTCCGGTTCCTGCTGTTCCAATTCCTACTCCTCCAACTCCAGTTCCTACTGCCCCTATACTTCCCGTAGTTATTATTCCTGTTCCTATTCCTGTAGCTACTCCCCCATTTCCTATTCCTACTCCTATACTTCCAGTTCCTGCTACTCCTATTCCAGTTCCAGTTCCACCTCCAGTTCCTACTACTCCTATTCCAGTTCCAGTTCCTGTTCCTCCAATTCCAACTCCAGTTCCAGTTCCTCCTATTCCAGTTCCAGTTCCTGTTCCTCCTATTCCTGTTGTTGGTAATGAGCCTGCGGCGCTGGTAGAATTTAATGGTACTATTCTTCCACCAATATTTACAAATCCCGCTGATCCACTTACAGGTATTGCTGTTAAAGTAGAAAATAAATTAACATCACCAACTGGTAGAATTGTTTGGATTAGGTTTAATAGTTGATCATCTGTCAATATTGCTAAAGTTTTATTATTTAATTTAATAATAATTTGCTTTAATCGTTCAATTAACTCTTTTAGCTTTGCAATTTCATTTGATAGAATTGATATACAAGGAGTTAATATTGAAGTTAATCCATTTATTACTTTATTTAGTGTTTCAAATACTGTTAAAACAGCTCCAGGTACTGCTGGTAGGAAAGTTAGTAGTAGTTTAAGTATTCTTAAAGCAATATTAGCAATTTTTAAAGCTGTATTTATTGTTTTAAGTATAGCTTCAATAGCTTTTAATTTTTTAATAGCATCATTAATAGCTTTAATAGTATTATTTTTTAAATTAGTAGCTACTAATACAGATTGTTCATCTATAACTTTAGTATCTATATAAAGATTTACTACTTCTACTTGTTTTTCTAATTTTTTTCGTTGTGATACAAATAGTAAAAAAGAATTCGTAATTAATAATCCTAAAGCAGGGTATATAGCAGTTAAATTACTAGGATTTGTTAATACTTGCTTAGCTAAATCTATTTTTGATTTTACTTCTGCTTTTACAGTATTAGTTTTTAACTTAGTATTTTCAACTTTTATTTTATTTTGTTCATTCTTTATATTCTTTTGAAAGTCATTTAACTCTGTATTTTTACTTTGCTGGATTTGTTGTCTATTAGATTTAATAGACGCTACTTCAGCATCATAAGCAGCATTAGTATTAGCTATAATGCGGTTATATTGTTCTTGGGTTATTTTTTTATTTTTATAATCTCTATTGGCTTTTCTAATTACATCATTTTTATTAGTACTAGCTTGTTGTTGTCTAGTTGTTAAATCTTTTAACGCATTATTTTGATTGTTAGTTACACTTTGATTTCCTAAAACAACAGGTTGTAATACCTGTTTTATTAATTGGTTACCAAAAGATATAATCTGATCAGAGCTGGTGAGAGTAGCTGCTATTTCAGGAGTTATAAGAGGTGCTATGTTAGTTGAATTAGCCATTATACTGTAAATACTTTTTTAGAGGTAAGAGTATCAAGTTGGTCAACCATAAGCTTCATATCTTCTAATAACTCTTTACCAGCAACATTTATGTTAGGTAAAGGAGCTCCTTCTTTAGTACTAGTAGCACTTGCTAAATATTGTCCTAAAGTAGTTAATGTTCTTTGTAAATTTTGAAGTAATCTTATTGTATTGAATCCTAATAAAACTGGTTGATGGGGAAATGATGATGTAAAAGGACCTAAAAATACAGCACTAGAATTTAAATGAACTCTTGTATCAGCATTTAGGTTAATTATATTTTTAGTATTTAATTCTATATTTGTTTTAGCAAATATCATTACTTCATCTTTTTTAGAGTTTAATATTACTCTATTGCTATTTATTATTATTTGTGAGTTAAAATAATCTTGAACGTTTAAAGGATTTGTTATATTATTTAATACTCCTGTTTTATCTGTTTTTAAAGGTATTTTCTGAGTTGATGTTAGATAAATAGAGGAAGCATCTTTATTTATTTTTTCAATATGAAACTTTTCGTTTTTAGAATAACTAAATCCATTAGTTATAGTCATTATAGGATCATCATTTTTTCCTATAGAACTCCATTCACTTAATCCTCTAAGAGCAGTAGATGTAGTACTAAAACGTATACCATTACCTTGCCTACCTTGTATTATATGATCACCTTCAAAAGATAATAAAGATCTAATTTGGTCATTTTCAACAAATGTAGTCCCTAATATATCTTCTTTAGTAGATGGTTGAGAATTTTGTTGGGGATTATTAAATACATTTATTACACTAGCATAATATTTTATTCCACTAGTATTTGATACTTGACTAGTTGCAGAAGGAAGATCAAGTAAATAAACTAATTCATTTAATACAGGATAATATTGAGTTTGAGAATTTAAAGGGATAGCTAATTGGCAAGTATCTAAAAAATTATCATCAATACTGCCAGTAATATTTTTAGTACGTTGATAATCTATATAAAATATTGTTCCTATTCCATTAAATCCACCAGCACGTTTAAATTGTTTTTCTGTAGGAGTATTTTCAGTAGTTACTACTCCATATACTTTTCCTGTTTGTAAAGTATTAGCAGGCGAAAAACTATTTCTACCTATAGAAGTGTTAATATTAGAAAAATCTGTCCTTACTTTAAAACTCATTTCTGTTCAAGTTGTGATTGTTGAGGAACTTGTTCTAGTAATTTTTGACCCTGCTCTTGTATTACTTTTTGTTCTTCTAAAAGAGCGTTAATTTCATCCATATCTATAAAGCTAGCATCGTTAGTAGCATTCATAGTTGCTGCACGTTGAGCAATACCTGCCATTTTAATTAATTGTTCGTTATTTTTAACGTTAACATCAATTAAATCTTTAACAGTAGGCATTAACATCACGGCGGAACCTGCATTGGACGTAGCAATAGGTTTGAGGGTATCTATGAGTTCGTTGATTTGTTTATCAACATCTTTATTATTCCTATGGATCTGCTTAAACAGGTCTGCTAGTGATGTGTTTCCAAATATAGTAACATCATCAAAATTAGACATAATTTACGTTTACGTATAAATATAAATAATTAAATCTTTATATACCCATGTTGATAATAATCGTTGTATAGCTGGATATATAGTGTTTTGAGTTTTTTAATTATTTTTGTAATTTGGGGAGTAGATACATCTGTTATTTCACGTATATAAATGTATAATGCTTTTTTATTAAATATTTCCAGCGTCTCACGTTTACGAAATAATTCAACTATAGCGTCTGCTGTTTGAGCATCTTGCTTTTTAGGAAATAATTTAAATATATTAGTATCAATATATCTAACATATTGATCCATAAAATTATTTTCATTAAACATATTTTCTAAATTCCTATCATTCTCATATAAATGCATTTGATCTTCATCAGATTCATCTACATCAGCTCG